CACGCCGGAGCAACTCGCAGCCTTAACTGACAGGTGGAAGAATGAAGAAGAGAACAAAGGCACTTGACATATCAAAGGCAGTAAAAGACAAAGTATGGGAAAGAGATAGACACGAATGCATTATATGTCATAGTCCATATGCCATGCCAAACTCTCACTATATCGCACGTTCGCAAGGTGGACTTGGTATAGAGGAGAATATCGGCACAATGTGCATACAGTGTCACCATGATTACGACCATACACCGAAAAGAAAAGACATCAAGGAAAAGTTCAAGCAATATTTACAAAGCAAATATCCAGATTGGAACGAATCAAAATTAATTTATAGAAAGTGGTGGAGTTGTGAATAACGCAGTTTTAATCGGTCGCTTGACAGCTGACCCAGAACTAAAGTATACACAAAACGGCAATGCGGTAACAGGCTTTAGTATAGCCGTTGACCGTCCATACCAAAAGTCAGGAGAAGAAAGACAGGCTGACTTTATCGACATTGTAGCGTGGAGAGGTACAGCAGAGTTCATCTGCAAATACTTTAAAAAAGGCAGAAAGATAGCTGTTCAAGGAGCTATCCAAACCAGAAGTTATACAGACAAAGACGGCAATAAACGAAAAGCATTTGAAATCTTAGCGGAAAAGGTAGATTTTGCAGACAGCAAGCAGGAAAAGACGGGTAGTGCTGATGTACAGTATACACCTGAAAGCGGAGGCTTTGAGGAAATTATGGACGACGGGGACTTGCCTTTTAACTGAGGGTTAGCGTTTATCCCGTGAATACAAAAACGCAGGAAGTGATACGATGAATATTATTGATTACATATTAGAAGGAAAAGAAAATGCGGTTACTCGTGAAGAGTTAACAAAATTATTAGGCTATGATGATAGAGCGATAAGAGCCTTCATTGAAGAAGCACGAAAAAAATACTGCATAATAAACGACCAAGACGGAGAAGGGTATTATCGCCCCAAATCGAACAGTCTTGAAGATAGATTGAAAGCCGAACGCTGGCTAAATCAAGAGAAGTCAAGAGCAAATGCAACTCTTGCCAGCGTAGAGGGTGCAGAAAAGTTTTTAAATAATAACTAAGCCGGATATATACGGGGGTTCCTTGATTGTTTGCATTCGTGGGTGGTCTTGGCGTTTCCGTACGGCAGATAGTTAAAAATCGGAGGAAACTATGAAAGATGGAATTCCATATTTTCCTTTGGATTGTGAATTGGACAGCAAGTTTGAGTTAATAGAAGCAGAATTTGGTTTACAGGGATTTGCAGTAGTCGTCAAGCTCTTGCAGCGCATTTATGGGGGCGAAGGTTACTATTGTGAATGGACAAAAGAGGTTGCATTGTTGTTCGCAAAGCGCAACAGCACGGGTGGCAATGCCGTTTCTGAAATAGTGAGTGCTTCTATAAAAAGAGGTATTTTTGATAAAGACATGTTTGAAAGATACGGGATTCTTACATCAAAAGGAATCCAGTTAAGGTATCTAAAAGCAGTAGACCGCAGAAAGCAAGTCAAAATCAAAAAGCAATACCTCTTGGTTGAGTGCGCCCCTTTACCGAAAAATGCATGCATTATCGAAGAAAATGTAAACATTATTCAAGAAAATGCTGACATTTCACAACAAAGGAAAGAAGAGGAAAGGAAAGTAAAGAAAAGTAAAGGAGACACTATGTGTGCGCATGTGCCATTTGATGATTTTTGGATTTTGTATCCTAAAAAGCAAGCAAAGGCAGCAGCAGAAAAAGCATACTTGAAGATAAAGCCGGACAAGACTTTATTTGAAAAGATGAAAAAGGCACTGGAAGCGCAGAAAGCATCTTTTGATTGGCAAAAAGAAAACGGTAGATATATCCCACTACCGGCAACATGGCTAAACGGTAAGAGATGGGAGGATAAGTTGGAGGATGTACACAGTGGACTACAAAGCAGAAATATTGAAAATAGCACCCCCGGGAGTGATTTCGAAGATGCAATTTTCTGATTCATTGGAAATGTATCAGGAAAAAGAGTGCCGCAACCTAAACTCCTTGACAGGTGACCTAAAAGGATATGATTGCGAGATATGCAAAAATAAAGGTGTTGTATATGTTGTTAAAGGGGGCTGTATGGTCGCACAAGAGTGCAAATGTATACCAGTAAGGCAAACTCTTATCCGAGTACGCAAAAGTGGCTTAGAGGACATTTTGAAGCAAAATACATTTGAAACGTACAGCACAGATGAACCGTGGCAAGAAAGAATCAAAAAAACAGCTATTAATTTTTTAGAGGATTATCAAGGAAATTGGTTTTTCATAGGTGGACAAGTTGGAGCAGGTAAAACACACATATGCACGGCGTTAGTCGGCGAGTTTATCAATCGGGGCTATGCAGCAAAGTATATGCTGTGGAAAGATGAAGCAACGAAGCTAAAAAGTGTGGTAAATGATGCTGATAGCTATGAACCTTTGATGTATGAGCTAAAAACCATACCAGTTTTGTACATAGACGATTTTTTCAAGACTTCCTTAGATGACAGGGGAAACAGAGTGCCGCCCACACAAGGAGACATTAACTTGGCGTTTGAGATACTTAATTACAGATACAACCAAAACAAAATAACGATTATTTCATCAGAAATGACGATACGTGAACTTATCGCTTGCGATGAAGCAGTAGGAAGCAGAATTTTTCAACGAACTAAAAAGTATCAGCTTAGCTTATCTAAAGACCCAAATAAAAATCAGAGGTTGAAAGAATGAACAGCAGAAACAAGGGAAAAGCTGGAGAGCTGGAGCTTTCCAAAGTATTAAAGACTTATGGATACGATACAAGGCGAGGGCAGCAGTATTGCGGGGCAAATGGAGATGCAGACGTGGTAGGACTGCCACATATACACATAGAGTGCAAGAGAGTTGAAAGGCTTAGCCTGTATGATGCGATGGCGCAGGCAAAAGCGGATAAAAAAGCAAGTGAAAAGCCTGCGGTTATGCACCGAAAAAACCGCAGCAAGTGGCTTGTGACTATGGAGCTTGATGACTGGATAGAGATTTACAGAGAGTGGGAGTGTGGACATGGAAAATCTAACTGAATTTTATCCTGCATTCAAGCAAGTGGGGTTAAAAAAGACAGGCGGAAAAGGCTGCGCCATTATCTGCAAAGATAACGATTATGAGTGTAAGAGCTGTCCGTTACAGGAGGCGTTGGACAAGCTGTACAGGCTGGAAAGGGAAAAAGAATGACAATGTATTGGTTGTTATTATTACAGGAGCATATCGCAAGGAAACACAAGAAATGATTACTGCTGTCACTATTTGATAGATACAGGGCAGTTAAGGAAAATTCCCCCCGAAGAGTGTTATATGCATGGGGGCACCCCATACTTAAAGCAAAAAAGACCTAGCCGAAGCCGAAAATGGGGCACAAAAAAGTTTACATTAAATTCAAAAGGATGATTTAAAAATGA